AAAACCAACTGGAGGAATACCATACGAACAGGCTTGGAGTCGTAGTAGTTTTGATGCTTATCGTTAATATGAAAAAGACTCGTAGAGTAATAAGTCATTATGTTCTTAGAGATGGAAATACTAAACAGGGAGATAATTCAATCTGTGATTATTGTCATAAGATAATTCCAGTTGTAAATATCTGGTATGGAAATAGAAAATATATAGATAGAAGAATGAGAATTGATTGTCAGATAAAAAAGGTTTTTGTTTCATATCACTTACCTTGTTATGATTTGAAAGTATTTGGATATGTAAGACATTCAACTTTGCTTAAGATAAAGGAATTTGCTTATTATGATACATTCATAATTCCTTATGATAACAGAAGAAACATTGAAGGAAATAGGAAAGAACAAACCAATCCTACTTGCCATGTTTAAAGAATCATATCCTGACGAGTATAGAATACTTGAATCAATAGGATATGTAAAAACAAACGGGTATGGAGAGGTTACAATTAAAATAACAAAAGGAAACATAACATTGATTGAACCAAAAGTATCTATAAAAATTAGATAGACCTTTATGTGTAGGACAGAAAAGTAATCCTATTCCCACCCGAACGGGAATTAAAATATGTTTCTGCAAGAAAAAGACTTTTCTGAAATACAAACAAAGCGTGTGCAAAAAAGAACACTAATAAAACATATTCTTAAACGCCACGACAGGGTAATCCTACTGCCCTGCATATAAAGGTTTTATTGACATAGCATTTTTATATGATTAAATAAAGTAATATCAATTCCTAATTCTTATTTCTTATAATGAAAAATCTAAGCAACCCAAGCATTGACAAAATTAATAGCACCGATAAAAAGGCTTCATCAAATTATCAACCATCACCAAGCGACCAGCAAAGAGTAAGGATGGTAGAAGACCGTTGGCAAACTGCATATAACAATCAATATCCATATTTCTCAGACTTTGATAGATATTATAAAATGTATGAGTCATACGTGAATGATACTAAGTCTATTTGGCAGACAAAGATTTTTATTCCTATTGTCTTCTCGGTAATTGAGCGTTTCCTTCCTCGTCTAATTTCAAATAAGCCGACAGTAAACTTTATGGGTCGTCAAGAAGATACAGTAAAAAAAGCTCAAAAGATGCAATCATTATTTGAGTATCAATGGGACCAAGTATCAAGAGTTAGAGATGGTGGAATGTATATGGAGTTGCTTCGTTTTGTAAAAGATGCTTTAGTTGTTGGAACTGCTTTTGCAAAAATCCCTTGGAGATTGGAAGGACAAGATACCAAGTATTATAATGATAAACAGGAAGTAGCTACAAAGTATGTTAAGTATTTTGATGGACCAGATTTTCAACTTATTGATCCTTATGATTTCTTTTTTGACCCTGAAGCAATAGATATCCAAAGAGCCAGTTGGGTAATTCATCGAACACGAAGAACACTTGACGAAATGAAAGAGATAAACAAAGCGAAGGGTGTTGAAATCTATAAAAATCTACACATACTTGAAACAATGCCACCTGATACGATGGCAGCTACTGAAAATGATTTCAAACTAAGACGAAAAATATCTCTTGGTGGTAGTCAACTCTTAATAAGAGATAATACAATTGATAAATATGAATTAAAAGAATGTTGGGGTCTATTTCCAAAATTAGATGCGAATGGAAAACCTTCAAAATCTCAAGAACTTGAACCTCGTGTTATAACTACAGCTGGGACTGTAATAGTAAGAGATATTCCATATCCATATTGGCACGGAAAGAAACCATTTGTTTCTTACACTCCATTTCCAAGGTCTTATGAGATGTATGGAATACCAATTATTAAACATATTGAAAGAAGTCAATTCTACATAAATGAGTTTATGTCTCAGAAATTTGATAATCAAGTCATTGAGCTTAATCAAATGTTAGTAGTTGCTCCTGAGGCAAACCTTGAAGACTGGCAATTAGTATGGCGTCCTGGTGGAGTAATAAGAGCAAATCCAGAATATGTGAAACCTTTGGCTCTTGGAGATGTTACAGGAGGTCTTGACCAATCAGTACAGTATCTATCATCAACTATTCAAAATACAACTGGACTTTCAGATTACTATACAGCAGGTGCTAATGCTCCTGAGACTCAAAATAAAACAGCAACAGGAGCTAATATTATTGAAGAGCAGATAGCTATTCGTATTAAACAGGCCATGCAGGTGCTTGAAGAACAGGTTATTAAAGAAATTGGTTATCAATGGCACGGACTTGATGGACAGTTCTTGAAATTACCTCAAGTAGTTAGAGTTGTAGGTCCAGATGGTCAACCAGACTTTCCACTTGTTGATGTAACTGATATTCGCCAAGTATATGATGTGGTTCCAGAAGCTGGTAGTACTCAGCCAACAAATGAAGCTCTACAAAGACAACAATTCTTACAAGTTCTTCAAGTCATTCAAGGAAATCCAGTTATGGCTCAGGCTACAGACTGGACTTCTGTTGAACTTGAATTATGGAGAAGATTTGGTTTCAAGGAAGGTAATAAAATGATGACGACAACAGCAGGCTCAGTTCCAAGACAATCACCAGGAGGAGATGCTCTTTTAGGAGGTCAAACTGGAGCACCTAATGTGCCAGGACAACCTCAAGTAGGACCAACAGCAAATCCAGGTCAATTTATGGCTGGTATGATGGGAGCAACTGCTGGATTTAGAAGTCCGCCAACTGCCCAACAACCACCAAATCAACCATCAAATCCAAATAAAGCCTTTGGACCACCAGAAACACCACCTCAACCACCACCAATGACAAATATTAAACCTAAGTTCCAAGATTTAACAGCTAGAGAACAAGAACAAGTATTAAAAGCTATGGGAATTGAACCAGACATGATGAGTAGATTTGAAAAGATGAGTCATCAGCAGCAAACAGATAAGATGGATAGGTCAATGGAACTTATGAAAAACTTAGTTCCTCCAGGTGGAGGACTAAATATTAAATGATTGACATTATTAAAAATTATATATACACTAAATTATGAATCATAAAGAAATTCGTCAAAAAGGGGCTCGTATGTTAAGGAAAGTTAGTGATTCTATGCCAAAAGATAAGGCTATGAAATCATCAGTTATTAAAGATAGTTATAAAGGTGGGACAGAATCAACAAGATTTATCAACCCATCAAGTACTCTTACTCACAGTGGAAAAGGTTCAAAAGGTAATCCAAAGAATGCTGATTATTAATTAATACTATTATGATTAAAAAAAAGGAAGGCAGTAAAAAAGATAAGGCAGAAGACAAGAAATTAATGAAAAAGTACGGGTATAAGTCAATGAAAGCTTGGGAAAAATCAAAAGAAGATAAAAAACATGATTTGGGAAGTAGAATGAAGAGTAGAGGGAAACATCCAAGCTCAATGTAATTAAAAATTAGTGAATACAGGCACTATGAAACTTACGGCAGAGCAGAGAAATAAAATATTAACAATTTCTCGTGAAGCACAGGCTTTTTTAGGAAGTAATTTATATAAAGAGCTTGAAAATTGGGTAAAGACTGAGCAGGCATTAACTGCCGCAGCTATAGTTACAAATAAAAGAGAAAAGAATGAAGAAAATTTGACAAGAGCTGACTTTGTAGAGAGAAAATCAAGTTATTATTTGAGTATAGTCACACTACTTGAAGTAATTAAACGTTACTCCAGGCAAGAGAAAGAACTTTTACAAATTGAAGAAAATGAAAAATCTAAATCCAAAGGAAATTGAGGTAACGGTCAAGGATAGTGACGGAAAGACTATTCGTGAACCATTCAATCCAAATGGACCTCAATCTGATGGAAGTGAATGGCACATACCAAGACCACTTATTCCTGAAGGACACGAACATTATTTCAAATTGAATAGTGGAAAACGTTGGGCTGAATGTAGTTGTGGTTTTGGAGGATATGTATATCCTGCTAATGCCATTTGGAAAGATGGGCATATCTATAAAAGAAGTACTGGAGAAAAAGTTATATAATTCTAATCAAGACATACAGGTTCTTGAATAGAATTTTATAAATTTTCGAATGATAGTCGTAAACTATCTTATAAAATTATGAGTGCAACGAATCCAGGGCTAAGTCCAAAAGGGAATATTAATGCCCAAAAGGTGAGTATTAATGTGGAGTCCTCAAGGCTCTCCGAGCTTCCCACCGAGCAGAATAAAGCTGAGGTATTACCTACTGCTGAGTCTCAAGTTACAGAAAATACTGTAGCCACTGAACCAGAAGTTAAAAGTGATACAAAATCAGTTGAAGAGGCTCCTGCTAAATCAATTGAAGATAGGGAGTTCTCTGAAAGAGCATCAAAGCGATTTCAAGAACTTGCAAATAGAACCGCCAAAGCAGAAGCAGAGGCACGAGCTGCCAATGAGATGCTAAGGCGAGTGGTTGGAGCACAGGTTACTCCACCCGCACCATCACAGGAGGAAATGTTGGCTAAACAATTTAAGACTTATGATCCGTCATTGAAGTATCCAACAGATCCTAATGAGTATATTCGTTTCACAGAGATTAAATCTACTCTCGCTGCAAGGCAAGAGTTCATGAGAGTCGCTGAGGAACGTGAAAGACAGAATGAACTTAACGATTTAGTTAAGGCATACCCAAATGTTGTAAATGAGCCCCGAATACAAGGAGCCATAGCAGCAGAGGTGACTGAAGCTAAAAAGAGAGGTATCAAAATGTCTTATAAAGAAGCTGCTGATATTGTTTATGAAGATTTTAAGGGAAAAGGAACTAAGGCAGCAATCAATATTACTCAAAAGGACATATTGGAGAAAAATGAGGCTTATGTAGAGACAACAAAAGGTGCATCGGTCCAAAGAGGACCAGACGTAATCCCAAATCCTTCTAAAATGACTTTGAAGGAAATGGAAAACTATCTGAAGTCTCAAGGACAATGGGACTAAAGATTTGTAATTAAAAATTAAAATATATTATCATGAGTGTAGATAGTGCTAAGACCTTGTCATCTCAAGTGACACAGGCCATCAAAAATAGATACTATGATGAAATTTTCTTGAGAGTAGCTGAGAAGAACTTGGTTTATCAGCAACTTGGTCAGTTAAATAGACAGATTCCAAAAGGTGAAAATGCTACGAGTGTTTTCTGGACAAGATGGACGAATTTGCCTCTTGTTACCGCAGGTCAAGGAGAAGGAGTTCCAACGACAGCAGTTGCTTTGTCAGCTGTTAACGTTTCAGGAACCGCTGCTCAATATGATGCTGCTGTTTCAATCTCTGATTTGATGTCTTTACAATCATTCGGAGATATTATGAAAGCCGCTGTTCAAAGATTGGCATATAATGCTGGTCTTTCTATTGATACGGTTGTTCGTAATACTGTAGTTCCAGGTGCGACCGTACAGGTTGCCACAGGTGCTGCCTCAATGAGTGCAGTTCCTGCTACAGGTGTGTTATCAATTACTGAACTTAGAAAAGCTATCAGAACCTTACAGAAGAATGATGCTTTCCGAGTTGGTTCAAGTGCTAATTCCAATGACGTCGCTGGTACAGGTGGAGATGGATATTGGGTAGCAGTTATTGGTCCTGAAGGTGCTTATGACCTTATGGGTGATACTGCCACAGGTGCTTGGATTGATACCAACAGATATGCTGGTAGCGAGCAAATCTTTTCTGGAGAAATCGGGAAATTGTATGGAACTCGTTTCCTACAAACTTCCAATGATTATAACTATGGTATAAACTCAGGAGTTGTTGCCTCAGGCACAATTCACGGAGCCTTAGTTACTGGAACTGATTATTTTGGAGTTACAACCCTTCAGAACTTACAGACCTATATAAAGGACTTTGGTTCTGGTGGAATAGCTGATCCGACAAATAAAATTGCGACAGCTGGTTGGAAAGCAATGTTTGGAGCGACTGTTCTTAACAATAACTTTGCCGTCCAAATACAGCACGCAGTGAGTCCATAAGTTTGCTCATCAAATACAGCGCTTTGGGAGTGTGCGATAACACTCCCATCATAATACAGGTATGAAAAAGTCAGAGCATAAATGCTACAATTGCGGAAATGTCCAAGATAAGTCTTGGCAGTTTTGTCATAAATGTCTTACTAATCTATATTCTTCAGGAGTTGCGATATATACAGTCAATACTCCAAATTGGGTTAATCTTCAAAAGAGTCTACTTAATAAACACGGAGGAAAAATGAGTCCTAAAGAAGAAACTAAAATGCAAGATATGATTGAGAGTGAAAAGAGAAGAGAACTTATGAGTTCAAAGTCAGCCCTCTCTTGGGAAGAAGGACGAAAGCGTGAATGGAAAGCCAATAAGAAATATTATCTAAAGAACGGTGGAAGATTTACATAGTGTATATATTCCAGTCCTTGCCTGCCTGTATCAGGTAAGGCTGGACTGGAATATGGATACTAAAACTTTTCCACTAATTTCAGTAATAGTTAGTACATTTAATAGAGCGGATAGACTCAAAAAAGCTATTCAATCTATAATAGACCAAAACTATCCAAATATAGAGATAGTAGTTGTTGATGATGCTTCAACAGATGATACTTCGAAGGTTGTAAAAGCGTTTAGAGATAAGAGGATAATCTATATTAAAAGAAAGAAAAACTTTGGAAGTGATACTCAACCAAAAAATGATGGAATTAAAGCATCACATGGAGAATATATAGCATTTTTAGATGATGACAACGTATATAATCCAGATGCTCTGCGAATTAGATATATAGCTATGGAAAAGAACCCATTATTAGATGTGGTTTATACGGACAGACTTATTATAGATGAGTCAGGACAAGTCCCATCTCAAGTAGGAATAAACTCAGATTTTAATGTATCTTTATTATTCCAAAGAAACTATATTGATATGTCAGATGTACTTATTAAAAGAAAATCGCTATTTTTTGTTGGTGGATTTGATGAAAGATACAAGAAATACGTTGATTGGAATTTATGGATAAGAATGGCTAAAGCTGGAATGAAATTCCATCATATTCCTAAAGTAACTCTTGAGTATCATCTACATCCTGATATGAAGTCGCTTCGTGTTAAAGATAGAGAAATTGGGAAGACTCCTATTGGACTAAGTAATCCTACTCCAGTTTTTAGACCAGAATGGGACCCAAGAGAGCTTGAAATTCAGCTTGAGTTTCTTGGAGAACTTAAAGACCCAACAGTCGCTATATTTACACTAACACATGGACGATTAGACTACTTAAAAAAGACATTTGAAGGGCTTAAAAAGGCAGGTTATCCATTCCAGTGGTATGTTATTGACCAAGCGTCTGGTGATGGTACAGTTGAGTGGTTAAAGAGTCTTAAACTGAATAACCTACATTTAATTGAGAACAAAGAGAATACAGGTATCTCAGTTGGAAGTAATCAAGCTCTTGATGCTATTGGAGATACCGCTGATTTTATAATCAAGATTGATGACGATTGTTCAATACACAGTGATAAGTGGCTATTTGAAATGTTAAGGATATTTCAGAAAAATTATACAATGGCACTTTCTCCTTATGTTGAAGGATTAGTTGAAAATGCTGGTGGTTCACCCAGACTTGGTTATGGAACAATTAGTGGTCATACAATAGGTATTACTCATCACATAGGAGGAATATTCACAATGACTCATAAATCAGCTTATTTTAACTGGAGATGGGATAAAGATGACTTTCTACATTCATTTCAAGATGTAATATTTACTCAGCATTTGAAGGAAATTCAATATGTCTGTGGATACGTTGAGGATATGAGGGTAGAACATATAGATAGTACTGATGGTCAAAAAGAAAAATACAAAGAATATTTTGAAAGGAGAAAGTTAGAAAAAACACGCAAATATGAAAAAAGAAAAATATAGAGTAAAGTGCATAATTCAGAACCATTATTTAGAACGAGTAGCGAATGTCTACAAGATGAGAGATGACCTGATATCTCAAGGAGTTGCAGATGATGATATTATCATTTTAACTGATAATAAAGATATTTCTTATCCACATTCCTGGAATACAATCGTATCAAAAAGTCCTATGCCTATTGGATGGTGGCATGGAATTGGTGCTTCATTAGACTGTGATTATGTAGCTCTTCTTGGTGATGACCTTACACTAAAGAAAAATAGTATCTCAGAGCTTGTTAAAGCTGGTAATAAGTATGGAGGCATTGATGTATTTGGATATGAAGGCGGAGATTTTGGCGACTCTCCTACTCCTTATACTGGGGCAATTCCTTCTCATACTGTAAAAGAATTCACAAAGGTTGAATACATAATTAGATTTCATTTTGCTCGACCAATTGCTTTAGCTAATGCAGTCAAACTTTATAACTCAAAAATTCCTAAACAATTTCTCTCACACGATGATTTAGTTCTTTCACTTGTTAATAACTGTGGTCTCATTCCTTCATTAAATGAAAGTGGCTTTATGGATTTAAATACATATTCAGTTGGTTTTTCATATAGACCATCTCATTATGAAGAACGGAACGAATTTATCAATTTGTATAGAAGATATGAATAAAATCTGTCTTGATTTAGATGACTTTTCAGTTGAGAATAATAATCTTTGGTATATAGACAAACTTAGAGAACAGTATCCAAACTTTAAGTTGTCAGCCTTCTTTATTCCTTATGATTTACAACACTTTAATTATCTTGATGAACAACAAAAGAACAAAGCAAGAGGTTTAATTAGAATAGGCGTGGCTGAAGGTTGGCTTGAACTTATTCCACACGGGGTATCTCACATGTTTGGTGAATTTCAAAAAGCTGATTATAAAGCTATGAAACTTGCGATAGACGGATATGAAGAATACTTTAAGATATTAGATGTTCCATACGTTAAAGGATTTAAAGCTCCAAACTGGCTAATATCTGATGAAGCTATTAAATGTTTAGATGATAATGGATGGTTTTTAGCAACAGATACAAACCAAGTAAATTCTAATAAAGCTAAACTCAATTATGAATATAACTGGTCAATAGATACTCCATTTAAAGGAGGAGAATTAGTTAAAGCTCATGGGCATATTAGCTTACCAAGTAAAAACAATCTACCTGATAACATGAAAAACTTAGCTCATATTCCAGCAGACTATAAATGGGAGTTTGTCAGCACAATAGTAAAACAACAATATGAAAAAAAAGATTAAGATAATTGCTTATTTGAACAAAAGTTATAGTCGTATTGTACGTTTTGAACAACAGGCCAAATACTTAAATCGTACAGGAGATTATGAATGTGTAATCTCTCCAACTGAAGTTAAAGATGAACAGCTTTTATGGGCAGATATAATTTTTCTAAGTAATATTGTTGACCCTAAAATGATAAGTGATATTTGGGCATATAAGATGGAAAGAGGAAAGAAAGTTGTTGTTGACCGTGATGATGCTTTGAGAGTTTCAAAAGATAATCCATTTGCCACTTTACATCAAAAACAAGACGTTTATGCTTGGTCAAGAGAACTTATAAAAATAGCTGATGTAGTTACTGTTACAAACAGCACTATCAAAAAATCAATAAAGGAGTTTAATCCTAATATACATATTTTACCTAATTATCTTGACCTTGAAATGTGGGGAGCCAGAATAATTAAGAATGAAAGTCCAACACTTAGAATTGGTTGGGTGGGAAGTATAACTCACCGAGATGATGTAATGGAAGTTCTTCCAATTATCAAAAAGATAATAATGAAGCATAACGCTAAGTTTGTTTTCTGTGGAGATGATTTCTATATTAAGGAATTTCAAGATATTCCTAAAAATAAATGGGAATATGTGGTTGGAACTAAAGACTTTTATTCCTATCCGACATTTGCTCATACCTTAGCATTGGATATTGCTATAGCTCCTCTAAAGGATACGCCATTTGCCAGAGCTCGTAGTTATCTTAAGTATCTTGAATATGGGATTATGAAGATACCAGGGGTTTACTCATCAATAGTTTATGATAAAGTTATAGAACAAGGAACTAATGGTTTTATAGCCAAAACTCCTGAAGAATGGGAAAAATATTTAGAGTTACTAATTAGCAGTAAAGTCACACGAGACTATATTGCGGAAAATGCATTTAACAATGTGTACAGATACCACAGCATCGGAAAAGAGTACAAGCGTTGGGACAGACTCTTCAAAAGTCTCATCACCACCGTTTAAGGTTCAAGCAATAAGAGAAACAACAAGGCGTACTCCTGATGTAGAGAGAACAAAGGAAGAAGTCACATTACAAACAGAAAAGACAAAACCTGAAACTACACTTGAAGCATATAAAGAAGAGAATGGTAAGGAATATATTGAAAACTTAATTGACCTTGGAGTACCGTTTGACTACTTACCAGAAGTACAAAAAGAACAAATAAACTCAATATCAAAATATGTAAAGGAACGAATAAATGAAGAAGGAGAAAAACCAACTATTAAAAACTTTGTTAAATACTTTAATGAACTTAGGATGACTGTAGGTCTACAAAGTGATAGTACCATTGAAAATGAATTAGACAGACTTGCTGGATATGCTGACAGTTTCTTTAAGATTGATGGAGTTGAAGAAATAACCAAAAGTATAAAAAGTGAATTAGCCAAAGCTAAAAATAGCCGTCAAATGAAAAGAATACTAATCAGAGAAATAGGAAAACGCATAATATAGTTGACATAAGATAAATATATCTTACAATTTATTCAGGTTAGTAGGTATAACCACAACCGTCTGTCAAAGGACGGTTTTTTTAATAGGCAGATGAAAAAATTAATTATAAGTTTAGTTTTTATTAGTTCACTTTTATTTATGGCAAATCAAACAGGTGCGAATATTCCTACTCCAACAGTTACTCCTTATTTATCTCCGAGTCAAGGAGGAAATCCTTATGTACCTCAAGGACAGTTAGGTCCAGCTATATCCAGAGATGCAATTCCTATCTCGAGTTTGGCTAATGGAGGTACTGGGTGGATGGATAATTCTTATGGAAATTATAGCACTCCCTATCAAGTAAATTCTTGGCAAGCTCAACAAGTTCCCCCAGGTTATTCAACAGGAACCCCAAATCCAACTCCAGTTCCAACTCCTACACCACCATCAAATCAAAATGGTCCTTGGAATAACTATGGATATGGACCTGATAATAGGTCAGGTATGTCTGGTGGACATAATGTAGGAGATATTGTTAATGGTTATCGTTGGGATGGAACACAATGGACGCAAGAAGGTGGAGGTGGAGGTGGAGACCAAGCTGCCGCTATTAAGGCTCAAGAAGACGCTAATATCTTGGCAGCCCAACACGAATATGATTATTTGAATGCTCAACTTGAAGGAAGAAAAACAGACATAAATAATGCGTATAACACAGGAATAGGAGATATAAATAATCAAATTGCACAAACAAAATCAGTTTATGATTTTGGTAGAGGCGACTTACAAACAGGTTATGATAGAGCAAATGCTACTAACTATCAGAATTATCTAACTACTCAAAGAAATAATAGAGAATTAGCCAGGTCTCTTGGAAGTGGCACATCAAGTGCTTATCTTGATATGCAAGGCAAGACTAATAACACCTTTAGCACTAATGAAGCCCAAATGCAGGCTGATTTAACAAATAGACTTAATAAATTGGATAGTGATTGGGCTGCTGCTAATCAATTCGCAACAGCTAAAAAAGCAGAATTAGCTAATAATCTTGAAAGTGCTATGAAGTCAATTGTCCTTGACCAGAATGCGACAGACTTTAGAAAAGCTGACGCAATCAATCAATTAAGAAGTCAGGCACAATCACAATTGGCTACCCTTCAAACTCAGTTAAATCAATTCCAACAGAATTTACAGATGCAGAGAGAATATTATGCATCAATAGCAAATCAAATGAAAACTAACTCAACTGGATATGCCCCAAATACATCATATATTCAAGCTAATTTACCAGGACAGCAACAAACATTTAGCTTGTCAGGAATAGATACTAAAAAATATCAATAACTATGTATGAATATAGACGACATATTAAAGAAGGCACAAGGATTTATCTCAGGATTTGGTAATAATGTCCAACAGTTCTTTGGTGGACAACAGATGCATTCTCCTATTCCACAATCTCCGCCTCCCCCACCTCCTAATCCAGTACAACAAATGTTTAGTGGTGTCCAGAACTTCTTTCAAAATCAGGCAATGAATAATATTAATCAAACTAATCAGGGACTACAAAAATGGGGACAGATAGTAGATACAGTTGTAAATAAACCATTTGATAGGATTGGAGCTGATATACAAAGAGCTAAATCTCAACTACCTTCAGACATGAATGAATTTCAACAGGGAGTAAACTTACTTCCAACAGCAGCATCTTCTATTGGCAATAACTTATATAGAGATATTCCAGTAGTTGGTCCAGCGTCTTCTTATATAGGAAATAGAATAGTTAATCCATTAGTGAGTATTCCAAGTAATTTTACTAATGCAGTAACAGATGCACAGAAAGGTAATTGGCTTGGAGCTGGAGCAAATACTGGTATGGGAGTTCTTAATACTTTAGTTTCAATAGGAAATGTAGTAAATCCTTTAGGAACTCAAGAGGCTATGGCTCCATTTTTAGGACTTGATGTTGCAAAAGGAAGTTTACTTGCAAGACGTCAAGGAATGAATCCACAAGATACATTTAAATCTCAATTACAGGCATTCACTGGTGAAAATGTACCTGGAGCAGGAGAAACTTTAACTGATAATCCAAAACTTGCTAAAGGAATTGATGTAGCAGAGCAAGTAGCACAATTTGCAATTCCAGCTTATCACGGTATTAAAGGATATTTTAAAAATAAACAAATACAGGCTGATGCAATTAAGTCATTTAGTGATGAAGTTAAAAATGTCATACATCCAATAAATATGGATGAAAGTGTTCCTCCTTCAAATCCTCCTCCAAATAATCCGTTAATAAATGCATTTAAACCTATATTTAATTTGACTGATGAAACAGTTAAAGGAATAAGAGATATAGTTGGAGGTTTTCAGGAAAATCCAAATGTTGATAATACTACACGTCTTCAGTTGATATCAAAGCAGTACCTTAATGCAGACTCAACCAGTTCACCAAAAGCCTTATCAAACGTATGGAATTATCTATTATCAATAAGAGATGGAGAGATACCAAAAACAGTTCCTAAAGACTTACTTCCGTTACATAATGCCATTATCAGTCAGTATTCAAAAGGAAGTGCTTATCCCGATCCAAACAATATTAATGTAGGATTTTCTACTAAAGAGATAACCCCTGAAGAAAGAGCAAAACTAAAACAGCAACAAGAACAACCCCCAGTACAGGGAGGAGTAAACTATAATACAGAACGGATTGATGCTATTATTAGACAATTAAAAAAAGCAGGTATAAAAATAGATGAAAAAAACTTAACTAAAACAGGATCAAATGCTTTCGGTAAAGATATAGCTATAAATGACAATCTGTTCAATGCTGTTGTCCATACTCCTCAAGGCTCATTTGAATATACCTCATCAACAGGATTAAGACCAATAGAATCTGCCCAATGGAATCAAATAGTAGATGAGTACAAGAACATGAAATATCCAGGTTCTGATGTATTATCCAAATCATCTACTCCACAGGGAGGAGTGGACTTAGCTAAAAAACCAGGCTTTATCCAAGGAATGGAAGCAGATAAACAGAATCAAGTATATGAACCCAGTCTTAAACAGAACATAGACTCTTCTGTCCCACAGGAAACAATAGATGAGGGGGTTCAGCGAGTGAATAAGACGGGAGAACCGCCTGTTCCTCCATCTGACATACAAAATCCTCAAATAGCACGAGTAGCTGCTGATATGGCAAGTCCTGCACGTGAGTATGGACAACAGAATAGAGACCTAACCAAGACATTCTCTGGGAGGAGTGCAGTTGGACAGACCTATGCTGATGTCATTACTAAAGAGATTAAAACACAAGTCCCAAAACTTGAGGATAGACAAGCTATCTTTAATTGGATAGATGCTCCAGAAGGACAAAAACCAGCCCTTGACCCAAAACTTCAATCAATAGCAAATGATATACGCTCTCTCTACCTGAAAGCTAAGGGTTATCTTGAAGAAAATAGTCCCAACTTCAAGGGGATAGGAGATGGGGAATACACGATGCATATCCCTGAAGAAGCTCAAGGTAAAAAACAATCAATTTATGCTTCACGAACAATAGCTAAGTTCATTCCAGAGGGCGGGGGAGAACCCTTGGTTGGTAATCCTGATTATCTTCACCTTAAACCAACGGGAGAAGATGGGATGTTCATGGATGAAAATGGGAAAAGTTATGAAGCTGTACGAGCTACTGCTGCTGAGAAAACTGCTGCTACAGGAATTAAATACAAGACCGATATAGCTGATGTACTCGGTAAATATACTCAATCTTTCTTTCAATCAAAGGAATATAAAAATATAGTAGATAATCTTAAAACGAATGATATTTATTCAGATAAAGTTCTTCCGTCATCTCAAGAAGCTCCTAAAGGATATAGAACTATTCAAATGAAGGGAATGGAAGGATACTATGTTGAACCCCATCTTGCAGACTGGTTGGAAGCTAAATTTAAGCCAATGCAACAAGAACCAGCAATAGTTCGTATGTATCGAGGAGCTGAGGACGCTGCTACACGCAGTATTTTCTATAATTTTATAACCCATCCACTTAATCAACTGACTAATGCCCTTATCGGTTCAGGACGAAATACAGGACCTTTAGGAATGGTCAAACTAGTAGGAAATATGCCAGAGGCGATAAGCGATATACAAAGTGGCAGTCCTGAATTTGTTGATTGGCAAAAAGCTGGGGGTAATTTTGGAGGATTAGGAGGAGCAAGTAAAGAACCTGGTTTATTCCAAAAATTAGCTATGAAGGTAACCGATAATCCAGGCATATTAAAAGTGGCTGGAGGGATAGACACACTTAACCCCCTGAGACAACTCTACAGAGTAAATAATGCCATAACGAGTGGAAGCGATGATGTACTTCGGTTATCTCTCTATAAGACTCTTGAAGATGGAGGAATGAGTAAAGAGCAAGCAGTATCAGTAGGGGATAAGTTTATGACAGACTATGGTAATACTGCAGGATTTGAGAAGAGTGTATCACGGAACTTCGCTATGTTCTGGCCTTATCTAAAAGCTCAACTTGGCATAGGAGTTGATATGATACGGCATCCAATAACCAATGCGGGAACTATTATGAATGCAGGACTTTTATTTGCTGCTTCTATGGCTCTTGAACAAGGTTGGAAACAATTGACTGGTAATCCTCAAGCCACTGTACGAAAACCTGGATTTTTGGGATTGGTAAATAGCGTAGCAAAAACACCAAGTGAAGTAATGTCAGGTGAAATTCCTTCTCTTCTTACTACTCATATAGGTAAACCAATAATGAAGGAAGGATTACAACAACTTTTCAATAAAGATTTATATACACGTCAGGATATAGTTCAACAAGGTTCAACTACTCCTATACTAGACAGATTGAAACATTTAAGCAATGTATTTGCTCCCAACCAACAAATAAACCCAGTGTTACAGGGAAAGAAAAGTATAGGAGAATTATTAGCTAATTATGCGGGGCTTTATACTCCTCACGTAGGAGGCTATCAAGCAGCTCCGAATATACCAGCCCTTAATGTAGATAATGCCAAACCTGGGACAGGACAATCTATAAAGGATTACTTTGCTGCGGTAAATGCTGTCACATCAACTCTTAATCCAAATCAACTGTCTATATGGAATACTCTACATCCACAGAAAAAAGACTCTAATGGTAATATTATATTTGTTAAAGGAGCAGACCAGACAGCGCAAGCCGCAAATATCTATCTCAACAACCCAGATATAGTAAAGGCTGAGATAGCTCTAAACGCTAAACTCAAAGCTCAAGGACAGATTACTAATCCTATATGGGATTTGACTCCAGGACAGAGGGCTTTCGTATGGGGAGCACAAGCACACTTACCAGGAATGAGCAACGCCTACACCAAAGCTATTTATAACCAACCGTGGTATCCAGCTTACCAACAACAGTTACAACAGTATTTTGCCTCTATAAAAGCGTCTCCTGGTGCTACTCAACAGACTGATACATATCCACAAGCATCACCAAGAGTACAGCAACTTCTTTCCCAAAAGCCAAGAGGTTACTATAATGACCCAGAAGTACAAGCGTACTTTAACAAAGTTAATGCTTATAACAACTCAAAACTTACAGCAATGGGTCTTGCTCCATTGGCGGGTACAAGTAGTGGTGGAGGCTCTTCATTTTGGAAAAACCTTTATTATATGAGCAAGGCTACGAATAATATGAAAAATCAGAATAGAAATTTCAAATATAAGCAAAGAACATTAGGAAAGAATATCTTAAGTAAGACTAAATTTAAAGGTATTTCTCTTGGGTCTATAAAACCTAAGAAGATGGCATCAGTATCATCAATGTTCAAAGTAGGGAAACTTGGGACTAAAAAATCAGGATTTAAGATAGCTAAGATAGGAAGTAAATTTCAATCTGTTTGATTGACTTAATTAGAAGTTTAAGCATAATATTTAATATGTCAGCATCAATTTCAGTTGTATCATTACAGAATTGTTTAGATTTAGCATCTCAATTACTTGGAGAGACAACTACTCCTACATCTCAAAACTCAATAAGAATGGGATTTGCTAATATGGCAAAACGTGATATTCGTGGTATTCGTAATTGGACGTGGGAACAGACTTATGCGACAACTGACTTAACAGCTTCAACCATAACGTATGCTCTTCCAACAGATTTTAAGGATATAAATGCTATGTATTCAGTACAGATTTCCGATAATGGTGCCCTATCTTACACTTGGCCATATTATGCCCCATCTACTCTTGAAGGATATAAAGGAGCCCTACAGACTCAAGCTACAGACCAAATATATGTAGTTACTGGAAATTATAAAAATGGATTTACACTAAATATCAATCCTCCTCCTTCCACCTCAGTAACTGGAGGGATTATTTTTTCTTATTATCAGCTTGAACCAAACTTTACTACTGTTTCAGATACAACGGCTATTCCAACTCCTGACCCAATAGCCAAATTTATAGCTGCTCAAGTCTTATTTGGTTATCGTGAACAAGCTCAATATCAACTTATGATAGACAAATATCAAGAATCAATTGCTGACCTTGCTATGGATGACCAGAAAGAGGCACGAAATGCACCAATGGGAATTAAATCTTATCGCTCCGCTCTCGGTAAAAGTAATAATTATAAACATTACTATTGAAATAGAGCTTTATAACAATTTATGCCTATATCATCAAAAAAACAGAGTATTAAGCTCAGAAGTGACCCTGAAGGGTCTTTTGTGGCAATAGGATTTGCGGGAGGGCTAAATACTCTTGTTTCACCTCAGCACTTAAAAGATAATGAATGTTCTATCTTACTTAATGGAGTAATCACTGAAGATGGAGTTATTACACGCAGGCCAGGAACTTTGTATTATGACTCTGTGGCAGACGGAAATAGAGTGTTAGGTCTTTTTCCATTTACAGTAACGAGTACAACTGGAGTAACGACAAGGTATCTTCTTAAAATGGATGATGCAGGTAACTTAAAGAAATTGGATTTAACAACAAAGACTTGGTCAACTATTACTGGTAAAACTTATACTGCAGGATATAATACAGAACTAACTCAATCATATAGTACGGCATATATTGGCAATGGTCAGGATAATTTAACAAAAACAGATGGTTCAACAATTACACAATTTAGTTCTGTTGCAGACCCATCAATATCAACTTTAACAGTAACAGCTACAGGAACTACAGGATCTTCCAACTATTCATACGGTTATACTCTTCAAACATCAACTGGAGAAACATTACTTGCAAATACTAATGGTGGCCTTCCACAAACAATATCAATAACTAATGGAAATGCAACTTTATCTGCTTCCAACTATAACCTTATTACAATAACCCGCTCCTCTGACGCTAATGTAACTGGATATAATGTTTATGGAAGAACTGCTACAAATATTTTCTATATGGTAACACTTCCTCAAACAGCATCAGGTAATATAACTTGGAAAGATGATGGAACTGTAACACCTGATACTTTTCAAGGACCTCCAGACCAAAACTCTACATCAGGAGTCATTGGAAGTATAATGCAGACATATCACGAAACAATGTTTGTGGGTGGAATTAAAGGAGACCCATCAAGAGTCTATTATTCAGCTGGTCTTGATAAGTTTGATGATTTTCAAATAGTTAATGGTGGAGGTTCAATTTCAGTTAACTCATCAGACGGAGATGAAGTTACAGCAATAGTTCCTTTTAAGGATAAGATAGTTTTCTTTAAGAACAGGTCTTCATATATGTTTCAATTTAATACAGGTTCTCTCCCTACAGTTACGGTAATCAATCCTCATATTGGTTGTAATGCTCCTCGCACAGCTAAAGTTGTGCTTAACGATTTATTTTTCTTAGGAGCAGCTGGAACTGGAGTATTCACTTTAGGATACCAACAGGGATATTATGGAAATGGGATAGCAGATATGCTTAGAACTAATGAAGTATCAATTAAAATTCATCCAACTATTGCCTCAATGAATAGTTCTCGTATTCAATATGCC